TTGCGGGTCGGTTGGCCTTTGTCGTCCTTCATTGGCCCCGGCATCCCCGACATCCGCGCGCAGAACGAGGCTTTGCGGCCTGCGTCTGCCTTGGTCTTGGGGTTAGGCGCTGGCGCCTTGAGATTAGCGTTGTTCTTGGCGTTGTACGCCTTGCGGCCAGCCTCTGTCATGCCCGCACCCTTGGCAGTAGGCTGGTAGTTCGCCCCTTTGCCCTTGGTTGTGCGTGCAATAGGCTTGTCGGCCATCTAAGACCCCATCCAAGAGGTAGAAATCCCCGACTGAGAGTAAGAGCGGCTAGGCGCCTTGTCAACGCGTTCTCTGTGTGCGACGGGAAACGCGAAAGTAACGGCTATAGCGTCGGCGGCGTCCGGGGACGCTAGACCTCGGCTTTTCATGTCCTTCTTGCTCTCCAAGAAGAGGGTGCCACGGCTGTCTGGCTTGGACATGGGGCCAATGAGATCCGATTTCAGATACCGATCCTCGGGTATGCTCGCCGTCTTCAGCCATTCACGCATGTCTCCCCACATCTCGGCGCGCTTGTTGCCCCACATCTTACTGTTCTTGGCCTTGTTGCCGAAGTTCACACCCCTGACGACGTACCGCTGCTCCTTGAGCCTGTCCACGATGCCCGCGCCCAGCCCGCCCTCGTCGATCACGACCATGGACGGCCTGAACTCCTCGATGGCCTCGATCACATGGCCCACCACGGTCATGGTGTCGTCGCCCCGATGCTTGATCAGCTTGACGATGTCGCGCCCCTGGCGCACCGCCAGCACAGTAGCGTCGGCACCGAACCGCGCCGGGTCCACACCGAGGATGATGGGCGCGCTCTGGTCCTTGATCTTGGGCCGGCGCATGGCGTCGTCCACCAGCATGTTGGGTATGAACTGGTCGTCGGAGGCATTTGGGAACTGCCCGTAGACCTCGACGTGCGCCTGGCTCGACTCTGGCCCGTACTCGTCGATGATCTGCTGGTAGACGGCTTTGTCGGTGCCCTCGACCTCGCGCGCGTCCACGATCTTGTTCGACCAGAACTCGCGCTTGGAGTTGAAGCACTCGTAGAAGTAGCCGCTGTTGCGGCGTGGGTTGCTGAACGCCATCCAGAAGCGGTTGGGCGTGTTTTCGGTGAAGAAGCCCGCCGCCACCGACCAGATGCTGTCCGGTATGCCGCTCGCCTCGTCGAACACCAGCATGACACCGTCCATGTTGTGGACGCCGGCATAGCTGTCAGGGTTCTCAGCGGACCACAGCCGGCCCTCGACGCCCCAGTAGCGCGTGCCCTTCTTCAGGTCGCGCTCGACCAACTCGGTCAGCCACTTGGCGGGCATGACGCGGGTGGCCGATACCTCGAACCAATGGCTGTTGAGGCTCATGGACAACCACTTGGTGATTTCCGCCCAAGTGACCGATCGCAACTGCGCCTCTGAGTTGGCGCTGACGATGATGGTCCCGCCGATCCGCGTGGACAACATCCAGATCGTCAGCCAACTCACCAGCGCCGACTTGCCGATACCACGGCCGGAACTGACGGCCAGCCGCAGCGTGTTGAAGTCGATCCTGCCGTTGTTCTGGTGGATGTGGTCAGCCAGATCTTGCAGCACCTGGCGCTGCCACTTGCGCGGGCCACTGAAGTGTTCCAGCGGCGTGCCGGGCTGGCCCCACGGGAAGGTGTACAGCACGAACTTGAGCGGGTCGTCCTTGAGAGCCGGCGCCCACAGCCGGCTCATCAGCATCATCTCATCGTCGGCACTATAGACGGGGGCCTGCATCACTTCTTCCGCATGGCCGTTATGTCGGCCTCCATCACGTCATGCAGCGCCTTCTCCCGCGCAAGCGCGGCCTCGGGGGTCTTGTACGACGGCCACTTGATGCCCGACTGGATGGCAAACCGCACCGCCTCGGGGACGTCGCGCACCTGGCCGTGCCAGTATGTCGGGATAATTGTCTCGCCCTGCGGCAGTCTGACTACCGCCCCTCGGAAGGTGGTAATGTTGCCGTCGGGGTCGCTCATGTACGTCTTACCCGCAATGTTGTTGCGGTGGTACTGAAGGACCGACTGTTCCTCGGGGGTAAACGAGTTGTTTGGCATGGCGTCAAGACCTCTGGCTCATGGTCGGGCGCGGGTTGAGGAACGCCTCGTACCGCGCCAGTCGGCCGACGCCGCCGAGCATACCGTCGCCGGTTGGTGCGGTCATGGTGGGTGTGTTGTCCCGGCCCGGCAGCGCCTGATTGAACAGGTCGAAGTTCATGGGCATGGGGTCACGCCCGCGCCCGGCGGCATACCCCGGCCCACGGGGCACGTTGCCGTAGATGAACTGCGTGGGGCTGCGGGGGTTGTTGCGGCGCATCTGGTACGCGCGCATCTCTCGGAACAGCGCCTCTTCATCTTCAGGCGACATGTTGCTTGAGAACCTCTGGTAGTTTGCCCGCCCTGCCATTGGATCTTGAGACGCGAACGCGTTCGACTGGGTGGTCGGCGCGTACGACTGGTACTGCTGGGGCGACATCATGCGCGCCAGGTAATTCGGCATCTCGTACATATTCGCCCTCTATGACACGTTGCTGCGCCATCTCCAGCGCGCCAATGATGCTGATACGCTGCTCCACGTCAACGCTGATCTGCTGCTTGGCTACCCAGCCGTGCTGGTGCTTGAGGATCTCAAGCGCCGCTTTGGCATCGCCAGCCAGCGCCGCCTCATGCAGCACGGCGCTGATTTCCATCTCGCCGTCTGCGCGGCCCTTGAGTTCGGCCATCTCGGCTATGGGGTCAAACTGGCAGAGTTGACGGTATTCAGCCGGCAACAGGCCCGCCGCCAGCGCAAGGCTTTCGCCCCGCAGCCCTTTACGCGCCGCCCGGTAGATGGCTTCGAGCCGGGCCTCTGTGGCTTGTAACCTGCGAGGTTCATGCGAGAGAGAGAATATGCTCATGGCGGCAGGGTAACAGATTTTGAAAAAAATAAAAAGTTTGTGCGATCCCTCCTAGACTATAGCTGCGCCGCCGCCGGCCCTGCCTCCCCCCCCCTCCCCCCTTGCCCAAAACTGACAATTTGTCAGGTGACAATCTGTCAGTTGACAATTTGTCAGGTGGCAGATTGTCAACTGACAATTTGTCAGGTGACATTCTGTCAGATGACACATTGTCAGTTGACAATTTGTCAACTGACAATTTGTCAGTTTGCGTTTGGGCGTTTTGGGTCACGCCCATGTACCTATGCGTTGCGCGCATGGCAGCCAGGCCTCTGGCGCATAGCTTGCCGGGTTTGTGCGCCCTCCCATGCCCTTGGGGCTTTGGGTCATTTCGGCGCTTTAGTCATGGCAAAAAACTTGGGGCGCCGCTTTGTGCGCCGGCCGGTGCGGTATCAGGATACCTATATTCCCCTTCACCAGAATATATAGAGAATGATAGACAAGACAGACAAAACCCGCGCCAGCATTGGCGCGATAGGGTGTCGACCATAGACAAAAGCACCGCCGAACATGCGACGTGCCATAGCCATGCGCGCCGCGCATACCAGGGTTGCAAAAATAGCATTACTCAATTTCGAAAACCCTGCTACATTAAATCCAACAGCGCACGGGGCGCTGGCAACCAAAGGACTAGACCATGGCGAATATCTGGGAAAACACCTATAGCGGAAACACCGCGCACTACTACGCAACGCGCAAGCGCAAAGCAGTGGTCATCGGCGTGAACAGCAATATCACCCTTGACAAGCGCATTGCCGAAATCGAAGTCAGCGGCAAAGTTGAGGCGCGCAAGGTCGCGGCGCAATACAACGCCAAGCCTTGGAACTTCTGACAGTCTACCGTCCGGCGCCGCCCTGGCGCCGGACCATAGTCTGCCAGCCATGCGCCGCGCGCATACCAGCCATGCAAACATAATGCTGGTGCGAGTGTCGAAAACTGCTACATTAAATCCAACACCAAGCGGCACCGCCGCAAACCAAAGGACTAGAGAATGAACCGTGTGCAGCGATACCACCGCAACCATGACCGGCTTTCCCTTGCGATCGCCATCGTCTTTACCCTTGCCATGGCGGCGTTTGACGCCGCCGTTCTTTATGCTTGGCTCCTCTCCTGACGGTCTACCGTGCGGCCGCGCAAGCGGCCGCACCATAGACCGCCAGCGTGCGGCACAACCAGAGGACTAGACCATGACATACGATATCGAGATGACCGACACTTTCGCGGGCGAAGCCAACTATTGTTGGGTTAAGCGCGACGAAATAGACGCGCCAGCACGTATTTCGCGCCTCGCCTTGGTGCGCCGCGCCAAGGCGCTTATGGGTCTTAATGGCGTGCGGTGCCGCACATATGATTGTGGCGACATGATCGAGATACGCCCTTATAGCGCCTGTATCGTGATGTTTATTCAGTATCGCTGGTGACGGTCTACCGTCCGGCGCCGCCCTGGCGCCGGACCATAGTCTGCCAACCAACCAACCAGGAGACTAGACCATGCGTTTCCGTGATCTTGCCATAGGCGACACTTTTGATTGGATTAATCCCATGGCGCGCGAACGGGCGTCATATCACCACCGTTGCATTAAGATATCGGCGCGCCGATATCGGGGCATGTATGACACGGGGCACGCTGAACCCTGCTACCGTATTGGTGACCCCATGACGGTGGGCACCATAAACGCAAGCGTGTTCAGCGTCATGCGCGCGGACGATTGACAGTCTACCGTCCGGCCGCGCAAGCGGCCGGACCATAGTCTGCCAACCAACCAACCAGGAGACTAGATCATGGAAGAATACCTAGCGCGCGCGCGCGCCTTGGCTTGCATGTCGCCAGTGTGCGCCAAAGCCTGGAATGCTTTGGAAGATGATATCCTGGCGCACCCTGATGTTGCCGCGATAGTGCGCCATGCCATTGCATCTGGCGACACTGGCGCCGCCATGGTCATCATGACCATGGTGGAAGATTAACAACTGACAAACTGTCAACTGACAAACTGTCAACTGACAATCTGTCAACTGACAATCTGTCAACTGACAAACTGTCAACTGACAAACTGTCAACTGACAATCTGTCAACTGACAAACTGTCAACTGACAATCTGTCAGTAAAAACGGCGGCAAGCCCTGCGTTTTACGCATACCAGCCATGCAATCTTAATGCTGGTGCGAGTATCAAAAAACGCTATACTTTATCTAACAGCGCAAGAAAGCGCCGCCAACCAGGAGACTAGACCATGGCAGACATTCACGTCTTACGGCACACAAATGGCGGCCGCCATTTTGTTGTCAAGGTGATAACAGAAGAAATCTCGCACCAGGTAGACAAGCGGCTGTTGTCGCTAATCGTCGCGGGTGCAATAGCGCAAGGTCTGACGGTCTATTGCGATACCTACCAGCGTTATTTGGCAGGGTCAGTAGACCAGATGCGTTGACAGTCTACCGTCCGGCGCCGCCCTGGCGCCGGACCATAGACTGCCAGCACCAACCAGGAGACTAGACCATGACATGCTACCTTGCCTTTCCAGACTACCCCGCCGCCGCCATGCCAGAGTTGCCGCTTGGCTGGTACGATGCATCTTGGCGCCAGGATGTTTGCCCCTGCTACGCGCGCGACGATGGTGCCGTACTGATATGGATCGACTACCCGGACGTAGCAAACCGCGAACATAAAGACACTTTGCGCTTTAGGGTCATGCGCTTTGGTGATGATGATATCATGGCGGAAACGGACCATTGGGATAAGGCGCTTAAGATTGCCGATACTATCCTGGCGCCGCCTCCCAACATTATCAGGCTGGAATGTCCGCCCTACTTGCGCGCCTATGTCCTGGCGCTAGGGCAGACAGACTAACAGTCTACCGTCCGGCGCCGCCATGCTGGCGCCGGACTATATACTGTTAGATTTTAGTTGACAGTAGGCTTCAACCGCAGACAAAATGTCTGCACCACCAACCGGAGACTAGACCATGAACATCACCAAAGCCTTGACCTTGGCGCTTAAGGTAGCTGCCAAGCGCGCCAGCATACCCGTACTGAATTGCGCGCGCGTGTCCATTACGGATGGCACCCTGGCGCTTTCTGCCACAGACACAGACCACTATATCACCCTGTTCTGTGACGCGGCCGGGTCCGCAGACATGGCGCCGCGCGTGGTGCCGCTTAAAACACTGCAAGCCCTGGTGAAGGGTGCGCCGCACACTGATATCGGCACGCTGGTTACCAGCTTGGCGCCAGCTTGTGAGCCTGGTGAGTGGTGGGAGGAAGCAAGTTATACCGTACAGGGTACCGTCACCATGGCGGCGCCAGCCTGGCGCGACATGCTGCAAACGGTAGGGTCCGCCATGTCCACAGAAGAGACGCGCTACTACCTAAACGGTATTCATGTTGACAAAGATGGCGCGGCCGTTGCAACGGACGGGCATCGCTTGGCGCTGTTGCGTCTGCCAGAGGGTGCCGTAGACCTGCAAGACAATATCATTATTCCGCGCTATGCCGTGACCCTGCTAGACCAGATCATGGCAAAAGACACCAACACGCGCACTCTGGCGCTTTGCAGCACCGACGATAATCGCGGGACATGGGTCCGCCTGGTGACCCCCACCATTCATTACGCTTCTCGCATAGTTGACGGTACGTTCCCCGACTATCGGCGGGTTATCCCTACCAGCAATGCAAACACCATTATCATGCGAGTGGACACACTGGCAAAACATGGCGCCGCCCTGGCGCGCCTATATGGGCGCCGGGACATGGGCAAGGCGGTTGTCACCTATTGCAGCATAAGCGCCACCACAAAGATGGGCGCCAGCGCGGACCTAAGCCTGCCAGTGTTTGACGCTGTTGCCAGTGACAAGTATGTCCCGGCCGCTTTCCAGGCAAGCTATCTTGCGGCGCTTGGCGAGGCGTTCCCTGCCGGCGCTACTGTCACCCTGGCAATGGCGGACAACTTGGCGCCAGTGTTAATCACCAGCGCGCAAGCGCCAGGCTTTACCTACGTCTTAATGCCCATGCGCGCGTGACGGTCTAACGTGATGGGCGCATGGCGCCCGTCACCATAGACCGCCATGGGGCGGC